TTACGGAGTTTCAGTTTTACATACACCAAGCACCATAGCAACCACCAGAGCCGAAGTAGCTAGTGGTCAAGCTGCATCAATGGACATCATAGGCTCTGTGTCAGATAACCAGATTGGCCTTACAGCAGGACAGCAATACTTTGTACAAACAGATGGAACGATAGGCACAACGGCTGCAACGCCAAGTGTACTGGCAGGGACTGCTATCTCTGCAACAGAATTATTAGTAAAAACTTGACAAGTTAAGATAAAGGATATATAATTATGGGTAAACCTAGAGATTTAGCAAACGTAGTTGCTACTGGAAATATACTTGCTGACGGTGCAGTAGCTCCTGCTGAATTGACAGGTGTTACATCCACAGCAGCAGAGATAAACATACTAGATGGAGTAACAGCAACTGCAGCAGAGTTAAACTTACTTGATGGCGTCACTGCTACCACTACAGAGCTTAACCATGTTGACGGTGTTACATCTAATGTGCAGACACAGATGGACACCAAAGCTCCTGTAGCAAGCCCAACGTTTACTGGTACTGCTACTGCTCCTACTGTCAATGCCTCTACAGCATTACAGATAGGTGGTACTGCCATTACAGCTACGGCTGCAGAACTAAACAAGATGGACGGTGTAACTGTTAGTGCTTCTGATATAAACTCTGTAACAACAAAAGCTCCTACTGCTGATCCTACATTTACTGGCGATGCAAGTTTTGGAGGTGATATAAGTATTACTGCGGCTACTAACGCAAAACTTACAATTAATGATAATGTGGGTGAGGTAGGTAGTGGAAACTTAGCTTTTCAAGCCTCGAACTCCGCAGGTTCAGCTTTGAAGCCAATGGGCTTTAGGGCTGAAGATGTAAGGTTTGCAACTGGTGCATCAGAACGTTTTCGCTTTGGCGCATCGGGTCAGTTAGGTATTGGCGGTGCAACCTACGGCACATCAGGACAAGTTCTTACATCTGGTGGAGCTAGTGCTGCACCTACTTGGGCTGATGCAGGTGGTGGTGCTTATGAGTTAATTACAAAAACAACTATTTCTTCTAATGTAACCGAAATTATTTTTGACAGTGTTTCAGCGCCACAGCAACAACTACTTTTGCTAATTAATGGTCTGCAAGTTAGTAATACTGGCAGTATTATTTTTCATTACAGAAATTCTTCTGGTGGAAACTTGAATAATACTGGTGGTTCTAGTGACACGTATAGAAATACTGGTTATTATTCTGTCCTTAATAGTGCCATAGGTTACGCAGGAAATAGTACTGGGAATGGGATTTATATAGGGTATAGTCAGACTTGGCCTGGTCAGGATTTTAATGCATCTTTTAGAATTTTTAATTTTGGCACTACTGCAACTGGACTACAGGGTACATCAAATCAAATGGGTGGTGGCAGTACAAACTTTCAAAGCCAAGGCATCGATTCCCAAGCGGTAACTTCAGCGGCAACTGCTGGAATAAGATTATATATAACAAATAGTCGTGAGTTTACGACTGGTGAAGTTTATTTATACAAATTAGTTTAGGGGTAAAATAATGTCTGCAAGATATGAAAATGGTGTACTAGTAGAAAATTCCGAAGAGCATATTGCTTTGCTTGCCTCTGAAACAAAGGCTAATGCTTCAAGTATTGCTGCCCATGACGAGGGTATAGTTCGGTCACAACGCAACACTCTACTCGCAGCAAGCGATTGGACACAAGCAAACGACAGTCCACTAGCGGCTGAGAAGAAGGTAGAGTGGGCATCTTATAGGACTGCTCTGCGTAACTTGCCGTCTAATAAGTCTTGGCCTGATGTTACGTTTCCAACAGAGCCTAGCTAATGAGTGACATCAAGCTTACCCCAGAAGAGATAGAGACAATGCTAGACAACGCAGCTAGGCGTGGTGCTAAAGAGGCACTACGTTCTATTGGGCTACTTGACGATGATGCTGCCAGAGATATTATAGAAATGAGAAGTTTGCTAGAGGCATGGCGTGACACACGTAAGTCTGTCTGGTCAACAATAGTTAAAGTAACCACTGTCGCACTGCTGACCTTTATTGCAGGTGCAGTGTGGATGACAATGGGAAAGTAAGGAATTAAAGTATGGCTGACTTAGAATATGGAATAGATTCAAAAAACTCTAATGTAGTAGACTCATTTATTGCTGCAGATGGTACTGTTTACGAAGCTAGAGCAGGTGTTTATGGCAACGGTATTGTTAAAGTAACTACCAATGAAGATGGATCTAAAACAGAAACAGCACTAACTTTTGAGGCAACCAGTCGTTCTGACAAAAAAAAGAAAAGCTCGTCTGCAAGAAATAATATTAACGTATCTAAAGCTTCAAAAGAATTTGCAGGGTTTAAAACTGCTGCAGATGCTGCTTCTAATACTACAGAAGCTATAAGTTATACAGATGATAATATATCTGCAGGTGGTGGTGGTCCTTTTAGATATGATAAAGCTTCTACTGTAACACTAACTGATGCTTCAGGAAATACTGTAGGTTCTATTGGGACTACTAAAGGTAAAACAGACACAGAAATAGCCACTGCAAAATTATTAGCCGATGAAATCATAAACATAAATACAAGTCATCTTTCTACAATTGAAAAAGATGATGATGATATTAAAACTACAGATGATATAACTACTGGTGTAAATACAACAGGAACCAGTACAGTAGGTGGTGGTGTAGACGGAACTATTGATTTAGACTCTGACTTTTCAGGTGCAGGCTTTACATCTACAATACCTCCTACTGATATAATAAATATAGGTGTAGGTGAAGTTGCTCCAATAGATCCTAACGTTTCTCAGACAGTAAATCAAGCTGTTGGTGGTGTTAATTATCAAGGTGTTACTCCTGGTAATTACAATGTTACTCAATCTACTGGAACTCCAGGTTCTATTACATCTCCTACAACAGGTTACGTTGGAGGTAATGTATCACCACAAGCAAACGTTACTGGTACATTTACACAACCTGCAGCAACTGCAGGAATGTCTGCTGTGCCAGGATCTATAATGTACAAAACACAGTATGCAGGTACACAAGGTGCTGTGCCACAAGGTACTGTTGCAACTGCTCCTGGAACTGGTCAAAATATACAAGCAGGTTATGAGCAGCATCCATACGTAAATAAACAGACTACTCAAGAAATAATGGTAACTGAGTTTAATGGTCAACCTGTTACGTATGTACCTCCAGGATTTGTTAGAAAGTTTGCTAAAACTACAGCTTCTACTCAAGCAACGTCAGTAGACCCAAATGTAACTGGTGTAGCTGCAGGTGGTGATATAGATAGAGATACTATACTAGCTAAAAGATTTTTAGGCTTTGAAGGATCACCCAGTGAGCTAGAGGGATTCTTAGCATCAAATCCAGGTGCATCCTCTCGTATGGGTATGTATAGATCTGCAATGGGTAAACAAAATCCTAACGTAGTTCCTAACGAAACAAATATAGCAGGACAACCTCACAGACTTGCATATGTAAATCCACAAGAAGAAAAACTTCTTGAAGCTGCAGGAGGTGCAGGACAACCTTCTTATGGTGGCATTCCTGCTTATTTTACTATTCCTGATTGGATCACTCCACCTCCAAAGGATGCAATAGTTACTCAAGCGGTTGAAACTCTTACTAATCCGATTACTGGAGAAACAGCACAAGTACCAACTGGAGGTTATACAGTAAATGTTTCAGCTACAGGAGATCAAGGTTCAACAGGTCAACCTGCAGGTGTAAATCAAGATCAATTTAAAGCTATGCAGCAAGGTCTTATTACTCAAACTATGCAGCCAATACAAGCTGGAGTTTCTGGTATAATACCCAACGCATATGACTTTATTCCTGTAGATGCAGGTATGACTGTACCACAAGCACCATTTGCAGAAGCTGCTACTGCAGGTACAACATCTGTAGCAGGTCAGCCTATCTTACCTAATGTACAAACTGCAAGTACAACTGCAACTCAACCTGATGTTGGTAGAGAGACTGATGCTTTAACAGCTCAAACTCTAGGAACTTTGACACAAGGTATTACTGGTCAAACTCAGGATACAAGTTCTGTTTCAGATTTAGGTGCTGCAACTAGTACAGCTCAAACAGTTCAAGGTGTTGCAGGACAAGCAGGAGTTCCCACAAGAACTCTAGATACAACCACAGGAGAAAGTGGTGAAGTAGTAACAGGTACTGGTGTTGATCAAACTAGAGTAGGTCAAGCTTTTGGTACTGGTGAAGTACAAGCTGCATCTGTACAAGATGAGCTAGCAAGTCTTATGTCTCAGTTTGATGATGGTCAAACTCCTGCATGGGCTGCAGGGTCTATGCGTAGAGCTACGGCTGTAATGGCAGAAAGAGGACTTGGTGCTTCTTCTATGGCAGGTCAAGCTATTGTACAAGCTGCAATGGAAGCTGCACTACCTATCGCACAAATTGATGCAGGTAACAAACAGCAGGTAGCTTTGTTTAAAGCTGAACAAAGAGCTAAGTTTTTACAGATAGACTTTGATCAGGCTTTTCAACGTAAGGTTATAAATGCAGCAAAAGTATCTGAGATAGCTAATATAAACTTTAATGCAGATCAGCAAATTGTATTAGAAAACTCAAGGGCTGCAAACACTATGGATCTTGCTAATCTAAGTAATAGACAGGCACTACTATTATCTGAAGCTGCTGCACTAGCTAACTTAGATATGGCAAGCCTAGGTAACTTACAGCAAGCTCAAGTTCAAAATGCACAAAACTTTTTGCAGATGGATATGGCTAACTTAAATAATAGACAGCAGACTGAGATATTTAAAACTCAGCAGAATATAGCTTCAATATTAACCGACTCCGCTGCTGAAAATGCTGCAGAACAGTTTAATGCACAGAGTGAAAACCAAAGAAATCAGTTCTTTTCTAACTTGTCGTCCATAGTGTCACAGTTTAATGCTTCTCAGTCAAATGCTATGGATCAGTTTAACTTAAACAATGTTAACTCTTTGAGAAAATTTAACTCTGAAATGCAGAATCAAAGAGATTTGTTTAATGCTCAAAATGGTTTAGTGATAGCTCAAGCTAATGCTAAGTGGAGGCAAAACATAGCTACTTTAAATACCAGTGCTCAAAACGAGAGTAACATGGATTTTGCTAAAACTATAAATGCTTTATCAGCTAAGAATTTAGATGAGATATGGCAGAGAGAACGTGATATAATGAGTAATGCTTTTGTAGCCAGTCAGTCTGCTGCAGATAGAGCATTACAAATTGTAATGGGTGATAAGTCTTTAGAGTCTGTAAGAATGCAGTTAGAGGCTAAAAAAGATGCAAATGACACAGAGCTTGCAATGAGGTTTTTATTTCCTGATTCTGAAGGCGGTGGTTTTAGTTTTCTCCCTAACTTTTCGTAGTAAAAATTAATTAAGGATACGTAGATATGAGTTTAAAATATGGAAAAGCTTATGCAGACTTAGATGAAGCTGTTAAAGAGGGTGGTGCAACTGCAGTAAAAGCTTCTAAAAACATACGAGAAATTCGTAGTGGTCTAATGAGTTCTGATAAAGAAGCTATAGAAAATTTATTAGAAGGAGACGAGTCCTCTGTTGAAGATCGTATGGCAGATAGATTGTTAGAAAAATATAAGTTTGTTAAAGAGTCTAATAAAAGGTTGTTAGAAAGAATTAAAACTGAAATTGATGGAGATGGGAGTACTACCTGATGAAGATAACTGACAGACCAATACCAGGTCAATCTCTAACAGCAGAGCCTAGAAGTCAAGCTTTTGAAAGACCTCCTGAAATAACTGATCCAATAGAGGCTCTAGACGTACACCTAGATAATCTTTCTACTAAAGATGCCATAGGAGATTTAATATCTTTTGTGGAGTTGGGTGTAGACTTAGTTACCTTAGTTCAAGGTATACTTAGAAGTGCTGTTATGGGAGGAATACACAGTATTGATGTAAGTTTAATTATTGCTCCTGTCATACACGAACACATAAAGGGTGTCTTAGATGCTTCTGGCGTAAAGTATGAAGAGGGTTTTGAAGATAAAGAAGGTAAAAAAGCTTTAGAGTATAAACGTGATGTGGCTCGTGCAAAGAGAATGTTAAGTGATGCAGACTCTGAACCAGAAGTTGCAGAAATAAAAGAAGAACCAATAGAGATAAAAGAAGAGCCAGCAGTTAAAACTGGTCTAATGGCGAGGGCGTAGTTATGGCATTTAGTTCTGAAGGTGCAAATAGATTTCTTGATAAAAGAGATGCGGCAAGAGAAAAACGAAGGGATAAAGAAGAACTGAGGAGAGAGAAAGAGCTAGATAGAGAATTTCAAAGAGAAGGTAACTTGTTTGGTCTTGTTTTACAAAATTTAAAAGACAGTAATAAGTATCTTAAAAGTGATAAATATACTTCAGCTGTAAAAGCAAATCAAACTCTACGTCAAGGTCTTATGGATTCAGACTTAACTGCAGAAGATTTACAATTTTACGAGCCGATATTAGAAGATCCTTTTGCCGCCCAGTTTGTACAAAATTTTATAGAAGAACGTGCAGGACAAGGTTTAAATATAACATACTCAATGATTCCTAGTATGTTAAATGTTGTATCGTCTAATGCACCAGAGACTGAAAAAATAGATTTTATAGAGAGGATTACTGGGACAGATTTTACAGGAGAAGCTGGTATAAAAAGATATAGAGAGTTAGCAACAGAAATAGTTTCTGCTCCATCTGAGATTCAATCTACACTTTTTGTTAGTCCAAAACCAGGTATGAGTATAAATACTAAAAATAGAGATGCTTATAATAAAGAGATGGTTAAAAAAGTTGAAGCTCAAGTAATGCCTTTAGCTAGACGTATGCAAAGAACTTTATTCTCAGAAAGAGGTGCATCAGATAATGAAGTACAAAGATTAACAAGGCTTATAGAACAAGTTGAATCTGCTGGAGCTGGATCAGAAGCTGCATTAAGACTATTGTTAGAAACTGTTGAATATAATAAAGAATCTTTTGATGAGCTTGTAAGACTATATCCAATGGATTTTATAGATTGGGAAGCAAATCCATTTTTATCAGGTATGCCTGAGTTATTCCCTGACTTAGAAGAGTAATACATGGCTCAAGTTACAATACAAGATCTGAGAGATAATTACCCTCAATATATAGATCTAACAGATGATCAGTTAGTTGAGAAATACTCTGCAAAGACTGGCATACAGGTTATGTTTCCTGACTCTGAGATAACAACAGCTCAAGGTCTGTTGCCTGAAGCTGGAACATATTCTCAAGACGATATGGTAGGTGACTCTATCTATCCAATCATTGAGGACTATATGTTAGATAGGTATGGAACTCAGTCTGTGCAGGGTAGGTCAAAAGAAGATGTTGTAGATATGTATCTCAACAATCGTAGAGGTGTTTCTGTAGGAAATACTGTACGTGGTCTGTCGGAGATGGACTATATAAATAATATACAAGGTGACTCAGATAAGGTGGCAAGAGCTGCCTCTGCTTATCAACTGTATGAAAATATGGCTAACTTATATAGTAAAGAAACTGATTTAGGTGAGAGAGTAGAAGGCACTGTAGATTTTATAAGAAGTGCTTTACTTGACCCAGCAAACTTACTAGCTGGATTTTTAGGTAAAGCTGCCGCAGGTGGTTCTATTCGTGTTGGTACAGAAGCAGCTAAACGAGCTGCACTAAACGAAATGAAGAAGCAACCTACTAAAGAGCTAGCTAAAAAAGTTGGAACTAAAAAGTTTGTTGATGGTTTAGATACTGCACGTAAAGCAGCTAAAACAAAAATAAACGATTATGCACAACAAACTTTAGGTAAAAGCGTAAAAGAACGTTTATTAACTAAGGCAGCAATTAAAGAAGTAGTCACCGTAGCATCTGTAGATGCTGCAATAGGTACTGGCATGGAATATCTATATCAAGATGGTCTTGTCGATGTTGATGCACAAGAAGATATAAACTACTGGTCAGTTGGTATAGCAGCACTTGGTGGTATTGTACTTGGTGGATTGCAAGTAGGTTTTATTGCTAGACGTGGTAAATCAAATACTGCAGTACAAACAGCAGAGTTACCTGAACCAGAGGTTGAAGGTTTTCTCTCTGAAGCATCAGAGGCAATAGGAAAATACCTTGATCAAGATGTTGTTCCTATCTCTAGGGATTGGAAAACAAAAATAGAAGGTGGTGCAGTATTATCTAAAGATAGTTTAGATTTTAGTACTGACTTTTTTAAGACATTATTATTAGGTCATACTAAAGATGATAAAGTTATTTTTAAAGGTATGACACAGATTGCTTATGAAAGAGGTTTTGTTTGGGCAAGACGTTTTGAGGGTGATCGGTTTACTAATTGGATGTCCGATATAATCGGTGGTGTAAGTAATAAAGAAGCTAGAGCTTATATAAAAGCTATAGAAAAAGCAACTGGTAATAAAATTACTCTAAAAAATGATGAGGGTAAAGTTATACCTCGTAATAAAGTTACTGGTAAAGATATTGGAGACATACTTGCACATAAGATGTCTGAGGCAGGTGCAACTCTTGGAGCAGCAGGGCAGTCAGCAAGACAGCTAGGACTATCAATAAGTGATCTAGAGTTAAAAGATTTATATGAGTCTGCTATAGATGCAGGTTTTGTGAAAGGTAAAAAGAAATCTAAAGAGCCAAGTATAGTAGCTGAATCTTTTGCAAAAAATCAAAACAGGTTGATTAGACTTTTAGTTTCTCATCCCTCTACAAGTGCTCTAAACGTTATTGGTTGGGGTGCTAATACAACACTGCAAAGTGTGTCTGATATAACTTTGTCTTTACTATTGGCTGGAAGAGGAACTATACAAAAACTTCTAGGTGATGTAGAAAAAGGTGCTAAAACACAAAAGTTAGCTGCAAACTTATTAAAATCAAATGCACAAAGAGTTTCTTTTTTGTTTGATCCTGACATGACTTATACAGCTTTTGAGTCTGCTTTACAAAGAAACTCAGCTGCTTTAGAAAAGTTAAATAGTATTCTTCCTGGAGGTGTAGAGGGAACTAATAGGCTACTAACAGACGGTAAGTTTAGTGCCGATCAAAAACTTTTAGGTATGAAGACTGATGCAAAAATTGATTTCATTCAAAAATTAACTCTTGTACAAGCTCAAGATCTTTACACTAAGTCTCAAGAATTTTTATTTCAGATGGATAAAAAACTTAGAATGACTACAGGTAAAGGTTGGAATGAATTTTATAAATCTCCTGATGCTGCTAAATATATGGCAACTAAAGAGTATCGTAATATAGAAGCCAGTGCGGTTGATGATACCTTAGAAGCTATCTTTTCTAAATCTTACAAAGGAAGAGATACAATAGGAACTCTGGCAGGTTATCTAGAGGATGCTAGAAATATACCTGGATTAGGTATGGCTGTACCTTTTGGTAGATTTTTTAACAACACTGTAGCTTTTATGGGAAAAAACACACCTGGTCTAAACATGGTGCTAAGAGGAGCTGGATACTATGATAGTATGGCAAAGGGTGAAGCTTTTTCTAGAAGTTTAGTTAATGCAGGTATTCTCTATACACTGTCTAATCAAGAGATAGAAAACGTCAAAGAAGGACTTCCTGTATACACTGCAGTAGATCCAATGTCAGGACAGCTGTTAGATCAAAAATATGACTTCCCAGTGTCAGCTTATAGGATGGGTGCTAGAATTATTGCACTAAGTCGTATGGGTGAAAGCCAGCAAGCAATGAGTATGTTTGGTCAATTTACTGAAGACTTTGGTGCTTCTGGTTTACTAAGAAACTTAGATACAGCTCAGAGAGACACACTGGAATCTATAAAATTTATGGTTGATCCTGAGAGACGTGATATGGTTAAGGGAGCAGAGATTGCTGCTGTAACTCTTGCAAGTCAATTTATAAATCCGCTTATGAGACCTTTAGAGCCTTTAAATATTGCTGTTGGAATTGTAGCAGGACCAGATGCAGCTCCTATAGATAGAAAACAAAATAATAAACTTGTTAATAATGCATTTAGGTATATAGATAATATCATACCTTTATTTACAGGAGAACGTTTAGCAGAACCTAAACAGACTGCTGCAGGTGGTAAAGCTGATATACAAACTACAAAAGTATTAGGTGCAAGAACTATTAACTTGACTGATACTAAAAGAGTTATGGCTAGGATGGGTTTAAGAGACTTTACACTAGACTTAGACAAGAAGGTAAAAGATTTAGCTCCAGCTTCTGCTAATGCTTATCATGGTATCTTTCATGATGTAATAGAGGCTGAGTCTAGTTTATTACTTGAGTCTACTTGGTTTGAAAGTTTACCTCAAGATGAAAAACTTGTACATTGGAAAAGAGAAGTTTTACCTAGAGCAAAAGATTTAGCTAAGTCTTTTCTAAGGCTTCAATATTCTGGTCCTGAAGATGTTACAAACCAACAGTTTGAGATAGCGAGTAAATACGGTAAAAAAGATATTGCAAAAGGTTTAAAAGAATTGAACCTAGGCGACTTTGACGAGTTAAAATATGAAGAACTCTTTATATTAGAGAGGTTCTTAGAGACGCAAAAAGATTTACAAAATCTCTCAATAGAAATGCAGAGATTCGGAGGTTAAAATAAAGGGGGCTAAACGCCCCCTCTTTTTTTATGTATCATCATCTAACATATAGTCTGCCCAATCAAACGATGCCTTTTTAATTTCTTCCATTCGCCAAGTCTGTCTACCTGCTGCAATAAAACCACCCATAGCTTGACCTGCTAAGTATAATCTAGGTGATAACTCCTTGACAGTCGAAGGCTTACGTTTTTGTTTAGCAAACTTTTTAGCTTCTTCTTCGAGACTCTTTGTCAAGTACTTGCTCCTTGTTTTTGAAGTAGGCTTTGTTAAAACCAAACTCCCAGTCCCTATGATCCTTACTGTTTCGAACATAGGGGTTAACTAAGTTTCCTACTAGGAAACCTCTATAGCCTTGATTAAAAGGTTTAGCTACTTTCGCTTTTGTAGTTGGACCAGTGCGCTTAAATACCATTGTGCTTTCTCCAAATCTTGA